TGATAAGAAGTATGCAGGTATGACTACCAAGCAAGTCTTTGAATTACTTAAGAAAGATATGGAGAGTCAAGGTAGTAGTGGTAGTGAAGGACACGATACTCACGATTGGGAAGGTGCTGAAGCTTTATCTGATGAAGAAGTTAAAGAGACTGCCAAGCAGATTGACCAAGCGTTACGTCAAGGTGAAATCATTCGTGGCAAGATGCAAGGCAACAAGAATAGAAGTGTCAACGAAATACTTGAACCTAAGGTAAATTGGCGTGAACAGTTGCGTGAGTTTGTTAATGCAACTTGTCGTAACAAAGACAGGACATCATGGAAACGACCACACAAACGTTTCATTGGACACGACATTTATATGCCTAGCATGATAGGTGAGTCGATAGGTAAAGTTGTAGTTGGTATAGATACATCGGGTTCCATTGGTGACAAGGAACTCAATGAATTCTTAACCGAAGTTGTAGCTATATGTGATGATGTATCCCCATCAAGTATAGAGTTGTTGTATTGGGATACAGATGTTGCAGGACATGAGACATACAATCAAGGTGATTACAAAGCTTTGGTTCAGTCTACCAAACCTGCAGGTGGGGGTGGCACTCATGTTGGATGTGTTAATCAGTATGTCAAAGATAAACGCATCGAGCCCGAGGCTATCATTATATTAACAGATGGTTATGTGGAAGATGATTGGGGTGGTGCATGGGGATATCCAACCCTATGGGCAGTTACAACCAAGCACAACACATCGCCACATGGTAAGACAATACACATAGATGAATAACCGAACATTCTTACTCAATAGTAAAAATGTTCATAACACAAGGAGAGAGAAATGCCTGTAATTATACCAAGCGAGTTAACGCAATACGCTAAATCTATAACTATAGATGTAGATTTTAATTTGTTTACAGATAGACAAATTAAAAATGTAATAAAACAAATACGCACAGGGTGTATATCTAGAGGTAACTCTATGACTGCACACTTAGCTAGATGGATTAGAAAGCAAGATACATCTAACACACCATACGCATATTTCATGCACGACACTTATGAATATCGATGGAGAGGATTACCTAACGGTCATCCATTCTTTGACGTCGTCAAACAAACATGTGCCATGCAAAAATTAGGACAAGATAATGGCAAATGGTGGATAGAAGCTTTAGATGAAAACATAAAAAAAGCAGAGGCACAAGAACCAAAAGGCTCAATAAGTTCATATCGTTTAGGTGAATACAAGAAAATAGTTAAAAAATCCATGAAAGTAGAACAAAAACTATCTGCTGTAATGGAAGAGTTTTTAACTAAACTTGCAAACAGAGAATTAGGTGTAATGCCTATACAAGTTCGTGAACTTAAATCTTGGGAATAAACAATAACAAAAAGGAGAAACAACATGAGTATCAGTATAGCGAGCAGTGCAGTCTTAATTGACTTAAACATATCAGTATGGACAGCTAGGAAACTAGATAAGAACGTGTCTAAAGAAATTGATATAAACAAAAACACAACTATCAAGGCAGGTAATTATAACAAGCATATCCTTGCAGGTTCAGACCAATTAGAAGCTATCACTAAGTTATCAGGTGAAATCCGTGATTGGCATGGCAGACAGACGTTGCCTTGGTCAGACACAGGCACAAGACTATTGCCTATGAGTAACTTCTTTGACTACAAACAACAGCTTGGTATCTATGAAGCTGAATTCAAAGCACGTATAAATACGTTTATACAACAATACCCAAACATCATTCAGAGTATGGTGTATAAACTAGGTAATCTGTTTGATAGGTCAGAGTATCCCGATGCAGACAAGATTGCAAATAAGTTTAACTTAAGATATACTATTATGCCTGTGCCTGAAACAAAGGACTTCCGTGTGGACATCGCAGATGACATACGAGATGAGATGCAGAAAGAATATCAAAAGGCATATGAAGGTCGTGTTGAAGCCGCTATGAGTGACGCTTGGTCTAGATTGCATACCACGCTAGAACATATGGTGGATAGACTAAGTGGTGAAGATAAAAAGATATTTAGAAACAGCTTGGTAGATAATGCATTAGAGTTGACAAATCTTTTAACAAGGCTTAATGTAACAAATGATCCAAAGTTAGAACAAGCGCGACAATCTTTGGAACAAACTCTAGTAGGTGTTACAGCCGATGAGTTACGAGATAGCTTAGGCGCACGTCAAGAAATTCTTGCTCGTGTAAATCAAATTATGGAGACCATATGAAAATATACCACGTCATGGATGAGAATTCATCCATCGTGCCACAAGAAGATAGAGAAAAGATTGCAGTTTTAAAACTTGTAGAAACAGGTAAGTTTGTAGAAAACATCGGTGTTAGAGATGGTCAGTTTTTTATTATTCCTGAGAACTCAACAGATGCAGTGTATCTAGATTACAAAGCGGCTATGTTACGAATAGATACAGCGTTTAGAAAACGAATAGACCAAAGGCTATTAGACCAAAAATCTATGGAGTTTCATAACAAAAAAGCTGAAGTTGTAAGACGTATTATGGAAATGCCGACATGAAACAACCTATAAAAGAAAAATGGGTTAAGCAACAAGTAGTTAAGATGTTAAAGGCGCGGGGGGTATATTATTTTTTCCCCGTTGCTGGTGCATATACGAGTATAGGAGTGCCCGACATTGTCGCGTGTATTAGAGGTAGATTTGTAGGTATTGAATGTAAGGCAGGGACTAATCGCCCTACAGAACTACAACTACGAAACCTTGAGGCTATACGCGATAATGAAGGCGTTGCCCTAGTTGTAAATGAAAATGATTTAGAAACATTAGAACAACGACTGGAGACATTAACATGACAAGATTAAAAACAATTTTAAATAAATATAAGGAGACAAGAATGGCAAGACCAAAATTTAGAATGCAAGAAACATATGCCGATTTTACGGATGAGCAAATGGCTGAAATGATAAAAAAAATGAGTCAAGGGCGAGCCGACATGGTTAACCACCCACCTCACTATACACAAGGAGGCATGGAGACCATAGATATTATGGAAGCTAAGTCAACACCTGAAGAGTTTAAAGGACATCTTAAACTTACAGCGTTAAAGTATCTTACAAGAGCGGGGCACAAAGAAAGTGAATTACAAGATGCAAAGAAAACACAATGGTATGTCAATAGATGGGTTAAAACTTTAGAAAAAGAAATAGTTAAATTTGAAGTCATTGATAAATAATGTGGATATTTCAGCTTGCGTTAATATCAGGAGTTATGGTAGGCTTAGAACTTAAATTTTTAGAGGAAGATGCACCCTATACTTTCTCTTTAGTGATAGACTTACTTATAATTCGATTGGTATTACAGAAGCTTAAACATGTCAGATGATGCAGATAAAACGCAAGATAGATTAGAACTTGAAGACTCCATTCGCCGTAAGGAAATGGAAGGTATTAAGTATTTACAAGGGACGGGTCACTGTTTAAATTGTGGCACGAAACTTAATGACTCAAGACGTTGGTGCGATAAAGATTGTGCCGATGATTGGGACTATAACGTCAATAGACGCAAATAAAAGGAGAGAGAAATGGCTACAAAATCAATCAACCCTACCACTAGGGAGACTTCTGCTACGACTTTTGATCGTGGCGAACGTAACCTTATTGTCACCATTCATCATGGTGTTATCAAAATCAGACCTAAAGGTCTTAAGTCAGAGGAAGTTATAGACATCGCGGCTATCTATGAGCATGCAGTCAAAGCACGTGTTAGGGGTAAGTAATGCCTAACTTAATCACGCTAGACTTTGAAACATACTATGATAAAGAGTATGGGTTAAAGAAGTTTACTACTGAAGAATATATTAGAGATGAACGCTTTGAAGTTATAGGTGTTGCTGTCAAAGATAAAGGTGTAACTAGTTGGTGCACAGGAACACATGAAGAAATTAAAACGTTCTTAAACCGATATGACTTTGCCAATAGCTTTGCATTGGGACACAACATGCGTTTCGATGCATCTATTCTTTCATGGGTATTTGATATACACCCACTAGGTTTATTTGATACCATGAGTATGGCTCAAATTCTACATGGTTTAACTGAGTCTGTATCTTTAGCTAATCTATCTAAGTTGTATGAGTTAGGTGAGAAAGGCACAGAAGTATTAGATGCCCTAGGAAAACGTAGGCAAGACTTTACATCGAGTGAGATGGGTGCTTATGCTAAGTATTGTATCAATGACGTAGAACTTACCTACGAATTATTCACAGAGTTAAAAGATAAGTTTACTGCTCAAGAGATGAAACTTATTGATTTAACTATCCGTATGTATACAGAACCTAAGTTAGAATTAAATAAAGGATTACTGATACGACATCTCCACGAAGTTAAAGATGTTAAAGAAAAACTACTAGCCTCTGTATCCGTAGATAAAGAATTACTTATGAGTAACCCTAAGTTTGCTGAGTTACTTATTGAACAAGGTGTAGAACCACCAATGAAAATTAGTGCAACCACAGGAAAGGAAACATATGCTTTTGCGAAGACTGATGAAGGATTTAAAGATTTATTGGACCATGAGAAACCACATGTGCAAGCACTTGCTGCGGCGCGTATTGGCAATAAATCTACGCTCGAAGAAACCCGTACAGAAAACTTTATTCAAATAGCCAACAGGGGTAAGCTACCCGTTCCGTTAAAGTATGCGGGTGCGGTTGTATCACATCGATGGAGTGGTGTTGATGGTATCAATCTACAGAACCTACCAAGAACATCAGAGCTAAGAAGAGCTATATGTGCACCTAAAGGATACAAGCTAGTAGCATCTGACTTGAGTAACATTGAGTTAAGATTAGCCTATTGGTTTGCTCAATCACATAGCAAGATACAGTTAATTAAAGATGGTATTGATTTGTATAAACAATCAGCCGCAGACATAACAGGTATTAAATATGATGATGTTGATAAGGACTTACGCTTTATTTTTAAGGTAGTTAACTTATCAGGTATTTATGGTGTAGGTGCTAACAAGATGCACTTAATCTTAAAACAAGGTGGTGTTAAAAAAGAACTCCACGAAGTTAAAAATATTGTCTATGCGTATCGTCGTGCTAATCCCGAATTGGTTGAAGCATGGCAAGATGCAGGCACAATGTTAGAGTCTGTTCGTGCAGGACATAGGTATACAATGGGGAGTGGGGGCATCATCAGTTCCGTTCCACATGAAGGTATGATGAAACCGAATGGTATGATGTTAGGATTACCTAACCTTAGGAAACTAAAGACAGATACAGGTGAGTCATGGGTATACGATAAGTTAATGGGCAGAACTTTAATACCCGAATATATACATCCATCGAAAACATTTCAACGTTGCATACAATCATTGGCTCGTGATATAATTGCAGAACAGTTAATCCAAGTATCGAAAAGATACCCTGTCGTTATGACTGTGCATGATGAATTAGTAATGCTATGTAAAGACGATGATGTAGATAACTGTGTAGATTA